TCAGACCATCTCCGTGAACTCGCTGTCCTCGCAGAGGGCATCGAGATCGTTGACGGCCGTCACGCCCTCCAGGGTGACCAGGAGGCGGGAGGCGAGCACCCAGCGCAGGCGACGGGCGTCCATGAAGGAGACGCTGACGTCAGGCTCGGGCTCAAGCGTCTTCGGGCTGTACATGACGCCCTGGACCCCCCACACGGGCGTGTACGAGACGAGCGCTGCGGCCCACCCCCGGCGAAGGCGCGGGCAGTTCTCCACGGCGAGGCGAGCACACACCGGGTGCACAGGCGGCGAGGACGTGCGCTCACCCTCGCAGATGGGGTGCCCGCCCGCCGCTCCCATGAGGAAGAGCGTGCGCTCGTCGTCCCGGATGCCGACGGTGGGGCCACCGCACATCTGGCAAAGGAGTCGGCTCATGGCCTGCCGCTGCCGGAGAGCATGGACGGCCCGCAACTCGGGCTGCCCGGTGCGCACCGCTGGCATGCGCACCCACAGGGCGCCGTACTGGCGGTCAACGTGGATTTGCTCGTCAACGAAGCCGAGCCCGGTGCCACCGCGGCGGCAGACCTCGGCCACCGGCTGGGACGGCATGTGTTCCCCGGACCAGGCGGTGATGAAGGGGACCGGCGTCCCGTCCCTGTACAGGACCGGACGGACACCCGTGCTGCTCATCGGACGGCCGCCCTGGTCATCACGCACTGAGTGTGTGCGTAGCCCAGGTGGTCCTGGGACGTCCCTTCCCAGCGCACAGGCACCGTCATCTCGCCCACGTGGATGGGGTGGTGACAGCTGACACACTGCGGGGCCTCCTTGCCCGCGGCGGCGATGGTCACGTCGTGCACGGCGCGGAGGCCATAGCCGACGTGGCAGACACGCGCCTGCTGGCACGCCGTGGTGCAGCTGCTGACGTGGCGGTGCCAGTCGTACCAGGTGATGTACCAGGCGAGCCGAGCGCTGTAGCACCGCCCACAGCCCAGGCGCGGGACACTGGTCTGAAGGCGCGCGCGGTCTTCGCCGAGCGGTCCGCCGCACCACACGCAGGCCTTGCCCGCTGCAGCTGCCGTGGTCATGCCCGAGGGCATCTCCCAGGAGACGAGCCGATGCAGCCGCTCCATCTCCTCGGTGCTCAGTACCGTCATCGGCCCAGCTCCAGGGCCGTCGTGGCGGGCTCTTCCTGCGCGCGCAGCTGGCGGCGGCCGCGCAGGATGAAGTCGAAGACGGCCTCGCGCTGACAGAGGTCGTGGCGGTTACGGGGCGGCCTGACCCAGTACGAGCCGGGCGGCTCGGTGACCTCGACGTCGGGCACGCCGAGGAAGCTGCCGGGGCCGAGCAGGGGCGTCTCAGCGGTCCCGGTCCAGGTGATGGCCGGCCAGTACGGTACGAGCGCCCAGTAGGTGGGGCCTGCCACCAGCACGTCGTAGATGACGGGGCCGCGCAGGTGATGTGCCACGGCGTCCGCGACGGCCTGCGGGTCGTCGCTGCCGACGGCCGCGTGCACGATAGTTCCGGGGATCCGGACCGCGCCCCACCCGGCGCCGAGCGGCAGTATCGCGAGCCCCTGCGTCTGCCATTCGCGGCGGGCCTGCTCGGTCGAGCGGTGAGCGCCTGCGAGCCAGGTCCGGATAGTCTCCGGCGAGTCGGGGCGCCTATCGCTCCGGACGGGCAATGGGAATTGCGGAGGAAGCGGAAGTAGCAGTGTCGCCCCTCTTTCCGGGGCGATACGGTGCGCCATGTCGACTCCTACTAGTCGGCCATCCCCCGGGGCCGTTCGCGCGGTCGCCGGGGTCTCGCGGTGGGTGGCTTTGGCGTTCACACGGCGTTCGCCTTGCTGCGGCATCCGCATGTGACGATCTGCCACACGCGGGTGCTGCCCCGGACGACGACGTGCCCAGCCTCGCGCAGGGTCTTGTTGACCGCTCCGCAGTCGAAGCAGGCCTCACCGTGCAGTCGGACGATGCTCACGCGGCCGTCGATGACCGTGGGCGCGAGCGAGAGTGTGTCAGGCATTCCCCGCTCCCATCTGCTGGTTCCTACGCGTGGAACAGATGGTGGGGGCTGTGGAAAGGCACAAGTACCCCAGCGAGGGGTAGAGGGGTAGTGGCTCAGGTGGCCGCGCACCACTCGGCGAAGTTGGAGAGGGTCTCAGCGTCCGCACGCTTGAGCCGCCGGAGCGTGCCCGCGTCTTCTCGCACCCATGGGTGCTCGCGGGTGTGCTGGGGCGCGATGTGCCGGGCGACCTTCAAGGACTCGAATGCGTCATCCGCGAGTCCAGACCACAGTTGGGCGCGGGCGAGTTCGATGTAGAAGCCGCTGCGACGTTCGGCAGGGAGGTCTCTCGGAGGCTTCCACTCGCCCGCGACGTCGAGCGCTCGGCTGACGTGCTCATCTCCCAGGCTGACGGAGACGGATACCTCGTGAATCCGAACTGAGTCGGGCCCGAAGGCCGTTCCGCAGTACACGTCCTCGGAGACTTGATCAGCCAGTGCTCGGGCTTCGTCCAGGTGCCCGGCGGCGGCCCCGGTGTCACGGGCGCGGCCGGCGATGACCGCTGCCCGCATGTGGAGGGCGCCTCGTGCCGCGATCTCGGGGGCCGTGGCAGGGGCTGGCACTGCGTCCAGAGCATGCTCAAGGGCCCGGAGCCCGGGAGTGTGCGCGCGGGCGGCGAAGAAGGTCTCTGTGCGTACGTATGCGACGGACGCGGCCAAGAGCGGATCATCGGCTGCGGGAGCTGCCCAACGCATGAGGTCGACCAGCCGTGCGGACAGGTCGCGGGCGCCGAACTTGTAGGCCACGGCGTCGGCTGCGCGGTAGGCCCTGACGAGGAGTCCAGCCAGTTCAGCTTGTTCCGCGGCCGGGGCCTGGTGGTAGCCGCGGGCGAGTTCAGCGAGCAGGTCTGGCAGCTCGCGGGCGATTCGCGTGTACCGCGCCGCGAGGCGCCAGCTGACAGCCGCATCGACCACCTCGCGAAGCTCGTGGAGGGGACGCACCGGTCCGTCATCGGGAACGTCGTATGCGGCGATTGCGGCGGACAGTACTGGTAGCGCGTCGTGGACCCGCGTTTGCACGGACTCTCGATCCGAGCAGAGCCGTGCGGGATCGATGCCCAGAGCGTCGGCGATGGCTTCGAGCGTGCTGTCGCTTACGCCGCGCTCGCCGCGCTCGATCTTCCGGATCGTGCCAAGGGCTACGCAGGAAGCCTCGGCGAGCTGCTGCTGTGTCAACTTCGGGCGCATGACGCTGCGGTAGTAGGCGATTCGGGCGCCTACCCCACCACGAGGGCGTGCGGGCATCTCGGCTCCAGTTCGGTGCAACCACTCCGAACAGTACCCACGTCGAGACTCGGTGTGCACACAAACGGCCCCACCAACTGCTCGGCTGGCAGGGCAAGTTACTGCTCAGCCATCGACGATGGCGACGAGCTGGGTGAGACTGTCGATTCGCCAGTCGGCAGCAGCTACGACATCAGCGTCCTGTGCCCACAGATGCCCCCACGGGCCACGACGGATATGTGCGGCGCGCATCCCAGCCGCTTTCGCCGGGACCACGTCGTTGGCGGGATGGTCACCGACGTACAGAGTCGCGCTCGGCGTAGAGTGCGCCACCTCCATTACCCGCTGAAAGAACTCCGGCTGAGGCTTCGCGAAACCCCACTCTCCGGAGGTGGCGATGAGGTCTGCCGGAAGATCGAGGCCGCGCAGCAGTTCACCTGCACGGGCCGTCTGGTTCCCCGCAATGATCACGCGCACGCCGTGATCCTTAAGGGCCGATAGCGCAGGCCGGACGTCGGGATACAGGTCGCTCTCGTCCAGTCCTTCACCGCGGCCGGCCGCCTCTCGGGCCTGATACTCGGCAAGGACGTCGATCCCCGGCCGCACGAGCCGGAGCGCTTCGGCATTGTCCCGGCCCTGCGCGACAACAGCTCCGACGAGGGCGGACAGCGTGTGTCTCGGGACATTGAGCCAGTCCGCCCACGAAGCCCAGTAGCGGTCGTCGCGAGTGATCGTCTCGCCGACGTCGAACACGATGGTCTCAATCACGCGGTGAGCCTACGGCTCGCACGCCAAGATGCGCAGAAAATCGAACACATGATTGAATCTGGGGCATGAGCCCGATCCCCGACGACCTCGCACGCGCCCAAGAGGAATGGCACGCCACCTACCGGCAGCTCGCCGTACGACCGCGCACCGCGCTCCGGCAGCAGCTCATCCACCTGTCGTCGGAGGTGCTGTTCCACCCGTACTGGCAGGGTCGGCGGTCAGCGGCCTGGGCGGCGCTGCACGGTGCCCCCTATGTCCGAGCTGCCTCCTAGCCCGCCGCTGCCGCCTGACGCCCACCGGCTCCGGGTGATCCTCGCGCACCTCGACGAGCGGCTCACCGAGAACGAGACCGTCCGCATCTACCTCCATCTCCAGCGGAAAGCAGTGCAGGCGGCACTCACCCAAGCCGAGGCCCCTCCCGCGAGACGCCCAAGTCGGCCGGTCAAGGGAGCCAAGGGGCTCCCTGCCCTGGCTCAGGCGCCGAACCGAATCGGGTTCGTGGTTCAACAGAAGCGCACCCCCATGGGGCCCGAACCAGCCCTGATCCACGTCAGCGACTGCACGAAGATCCAGGGCACGCCGCACCGGATCAGGGCCGACGAAGCGCGCGCCGCACTCACTGACCCGAACATCGAACCCTGCGGCTTCTGTCGGCCGGACACCGAGCTGGGCATCGACGTGGCGTGAGCACCGGGCCCGGATGGCGGGCGTGGAGCGGGCCGGGCAGGGGGACGACGATTGAGCCCCTACGGCTCGGCGAGCCGCAGGGGCTGGTGTCACCTCTTCCACCGGGGGGATGGCGAAGGGGGACAGCCCACCGCCCCCAGGAGAGCCGGATCTGGACGACTCCGGTGAGGCGGCGGGGCGACCACAATGCGCCACCATGACCGAAAGACGCAAGACTCCGAACATGCGAAAAATCCCCCTGCACGGCCCAACGGCCGTGCAGGGGGCGATGCGTTGCACAGATCAGCGCTGAAAGAGGGCGACGAGCCCGGCGATGGCTCCGCCGACTCCCGCCAGGGCGCCGATCGCGGGCAGCGGCCATCTATTGCGTTTCAGGGCCTCCACGTCGGCCCGTAGGTGCTGCACGTCTTCCTCGGTCAGGGCGGTTGCCTCCGCAGCACGCAGCCGGGTCTCGTGGTCGGCGATACCGGCCGTGGCAGCATCGAGCTTGGTCTCCAGCCGGGTGAGCACTACCAGGAGATCGACGGTTGTCGGCGGCTGCGGCGTGGTCATCCCGTCACCTTGGGCGCGTCAACGGGGGCGACCGCCGGCGGCTCGGGGGCAGGCGCCGCCCGCGACGTATGCGGAGCGAGCCAGCCAGCCAGGAACGTTGCGAGCGGCGGCACGTCCAGGGTGATCAGCGACTGGAGCCACGCGGGCACGGACCCCATCAGCTCGCTGTGCCCGGCCAGGGAGTTCGCGAGCGTCACCAGGACGCCGACGACCAGGCCGACCACAGTGGACGCCTGGACCTTCTTCTCTACGGGCGCGTTCATCATCAGGCGACCTTCCTTCCGGTGACGTAGGCGAGGAGCGGCACGGCGGAGCGGACGCGGACCTTGTCGACGCTGCCGTCCGTCGGGAGCGCGAGAACGAGCTTTCCGCCGGCCACGGTCGCGGTGTGGTCGGTGGGCTTGGCCCACTTGCCGCCCTGGTGGTAGGTCACGCTGACCTTGCCGTCGGCGCCCTGCGGGGCCAGGCCGATCCAGACGCCAGCGTTGCGTGCGCCGCCCTGCGGGGCCTGGGCGGTGCCGGCGGGCTCGACGGGGATGTCCATGTCGACGCTGGGCGGAATGGCGAAGGGGGTCATGTCGTCGTCCTCCGTGACGAGGTAGCTGGGCGCCGAGGGTGCAGGCTTCGGGTCGAGAACGGCGAGGATCGGGAAGGCGCCCGGGTCGCCGTGGTCGTTCTCGGGAACGTGCTGGTGGCCGCAGTGCCCGCGCCACGCTGACCAGGCGGCGGTGTCCATGCGGACACCGTTCGCCCCGTAGGACTGCGGGTACGGCAGCCACCGAAGACCGGAGGTGAGCGGGACGGCGTGGACGTCGTGCGCCCACCGGGCGAACGCGTGCAGGTCACGGAGCGCCCAGTCCGGCAGGTCGGGCATGTAGAGGTGGGCGATGCCCGACTTCGTCCAGGCGGCGTGCGTGGCCGGGTCGCACGTGCCCACGACCTCAACCTGCGCGCACTTCAACGTGTTGGTACCGATCTGCGTCTTGTCGTGGACCAGGGCGCGGGCGGAGGTGTCGAACGGGAAGTGCTGCCACCAGTCGAGCCGTTGGGCCGCCCAGTTCGGCACTGCCGTGAGCGTCGGCGCGATCGACCCGCCGGAGTAGTCCGGCAGCGCGAGCGTCTCCGTGCTGTGCCAGACGATCGTGTTGACCTGCATCTGTACGCCCGCGTTCGAGCCGGCGTTGTACCAGTGGCTCGTGTTCGCCCCAGGGTACGTCTCGGTGCTCGCGGGCTTCGGGTCCACGCCGGGCCAGTAGTCGGCCACCACGCTCCGGTCGTATCCGTTGGTGTCGCCCTGGTACTGCTTGGCAATCGCACCGGCCGGGACGGTCGGGTCGTTGTCGTACTGGGCGACCCAGTAGTTCGGCTCGGTCACCCCGGCCGACTTGAACGCTGCCCGGACGGCCGGCCATGTGCTCGTGTCGCAGTACACGGTCAGTTCGTGGTTCGAGGTGGCGGCCATCGTCTGCGTGCACCAGGCCACGGCCTGCGCCGGGGTGGCGTCACCGTTCTCGACGTCCATCACCTGCGCGCGAGTCGTCCACCGAACCGCGATGCTGACGACCGTGGCGTGCGGGAACCGGGCCTTCATGTCGGGGATGTTGGCGTACAGGCCATCCGCGTACCCGGCCACCATCGTCGCGCCCGCCGGGATGTTCCCCGGCGAGACGGAGTCGTACATGAACCGCGTCATCGTCGCCCCCTCAGCGCCAGATCCGGAACGCCAGGTGGAAGAGCAGCCAGAAGAGGAAGACGAGCAGCACGTAGTGCTGGACGCTCCATTGCGAGATCGACTGGCCGCGCATCACGCCGAACCAGCTCCACACCGTTTCGGACAGGGTGGCCCGCGGGTTGCGCAGCAGGCCGTAGGTTTCCGGCACGGCGAACCCGATCAGAAGCCAGGCCAGCCAGTACCAACGCCAGAAGCTCATGTCGACTGGCCCTCGCTCTCTTTCTGCTCGATCAGGTGGTGCAGGTGGCGCTGCTGCTCGTGCAGCGCGCGCAGGTGGCGGCAGGTCAGCCAGTGGTGGACGCCGACGACGGGCACCCACAGCACGTTCGCGGCCAGGTTCGGCCACACCTGGAGCCACGCGCCCCACAGCCAGGCGCCCATCAGGAGATGAGCCCCGGGACGTATAGCTGTGCCGTCCAGTCGGCGTGGGAGGCGGTGTGGGCGCCGCCGCGGCCCCTGTGGTGGAAGGCGCACAGCCAGCGGAACTCGCCGGGCGAGGATTCGAGCCAGTGCGCGATCTCCTCGGCGGTGGCGTCTTCGGCGATCTCCGGAAAGTCTCGGTGCAGGGCAGCCGGGTCGGCGGCGTTGGCCGTCGCGAACTCCAGGACGGCGTGATGCAGCTCCAGGCCGCCGGCGCAGGAGTCGTGTCCGGCGCGCTCGCCGACGTAGCAGACCGCGGTGTCTTTCGTGTGACGGCGGTACGCCTCGAAAGCCCGGTAGTGCGGGTCGTGCTCGCGCGGAGCGTGCTCCGGGAAGTGGACGGTGTACCGGTGTGTCTCGGCCTGGTCGTGGGCCGCCACCATGTGCGGCGTGTCTGCGGTCATCGTGTCCTCGGATTGGGCGTGGGCATGAAGAAGCCCCCGACGCTGCGGGGGCGGCAGGGAGCAGGCGGCCAGGTCAGCTGAAGACGGGCTGGGCCTGCGTCAGGTCGGTGGAGTACGAATGGATCTCCGTGGTGGCCTTGTACGCGGTGACCTGCGCGGTGACGCCCGCCGGCCACGTCACCTCGCGGAGGGTCTCAGGCCAGGCTGAGGACGAAGGCGTCGGTGATGGCGCTGGAGTAGAAGCTGAGGCTGCCGCCGTCGTCGCCTGCGGACACACTAATCGTGAACTACGTCTGGCTGCTGCTCTGCTGCGTCGAGCACTCGAACGGGGGCGGTGAGGCGAGGAGCGCGTACCCAAAATGCGAAATCTGTTGCGTGGGCTTACTCTTAGACAAGAGTGCACGCTCCGATAGGCCATTGATGTCAATCAGAGCCCGGGTTGGAGTGGACATGTTTCTGGCGACAGCCTGGCAAGACTTCCTTAAATGGAGCACCCTCGTTGCGGGGATCCTCGGCCTTATTGGTGCCTCTGCATTCATCGTGATTGTCTATTTAAATGCTGTTGAGGACAGGGACATCGCGCGACTTCGCGCGAGTTTCGAGAAGTTGGTTCCGGCGCACGATGGAAAGATGGCGACAACGCGTCGGAGCCCGGCAAAGGTTGCGGGATACGTCGTTTTTGGTGCTGTGCTCGCAGCCGTGCTACAAGTCCCCAATGGGAGTGACGTGGCCATCCCCCAGGCCTTGGTTGTAGGGGCTGGCTGGCCGTCGATAGTGGCTCAGTTGAGGGGTCAGGGTTCGCAGGTTGCAAGCCTGGCTGATCATTTGCAGAATCCTGGCTCCTCCACACCTGGATCGTGAAGGCGAGGTGTGGCAATGGTTTCTTACAAGGAAGTGGCAGACCTTCCAGTAAAAGATCTGATTTCCGCTGAGGATACGCCTGTCGAGGTCACGCCTGAAACTTCAGTTGTCGAAGCGGCTAAGAGCATCGGGGCAAGTCACCAGACCATGGCCATCGTAGAGATGCATGGAGAGAGGCACAGTATTGCCCTCCATGCGTTGGAGACAGCTATCGAGCAGATGGGAGGCACCGCTCAAGACGCTAACGTTGAGGACGTGCTCGGGAAAGCGGACCCGGTGAGAACGGTTCCCGCAGACACGCCGCTTAAAGAATTGACCGCGCAAGGTGTCCCCTCCGAAACACTCCTTGTCGTCGACCCGCAAACCGACCAACCGCAAGCGATGATCAGTCGCACTGAGTTGGCCGAGCGCGTTCGGGGCCTTTCCCGCTAGACGTGAGAGAAGCGGACATAGAGGCCGCTGGACAGGTCGGTACCGGCGATGGTGGTGAGCTGGACCCCGCTGTTCTGGAGGGCCTGCACCTCGACGTAGTCGCCTGCGTTGAGGAAGACGTCGCGGGTCGGGGTGGGGATCGCCGGTGAAACGCTGGTGGTTGTGGGCGCCTGGAGCATGGTGCACATGCCCTGAACCTGGGTGCCGTTCTTGGCGATGCGCACACCGCGCTCGCCGGTCGTGCTGGTGGTGCTGAACGTGGCGCAGCCGTTGATCGTGTACCAGCCGGCGACCTGAGCGACGTACCGGCTGGGGTTGGTCGTGAGGGAGTGGCCGCCGTAGGTGTCCTGGTAGATACCGGCGGAGTCCTTGAAGGTCAGCGACGTCCACGAGATGCCACTGGTCAGCGTGTCCGTCGTGCTGGCCTGCACCGCGTTAAAGATGGGCTTGTTGAAGGCGAACGTGAGCGGGTTGTAGACCTGGCTCGTCAGGTACGACTGGCTGATCGGGAAGCCAGTGACTGGGGCCGCCAGGCTGGGAACGGGCAGGTTGGACATGGGCCTCCTCGGGTCAGAAGCCGATCAGGGGCATCGTGCCGCCGGTCAGGGATGCGGCGTCGAAACAGGTGGGGTAGCTGCCCGCCGGAGGAAGGGCCACGTTCCCGGGCTTGGGGTCGCACAGGTAGTCGTTTGCGTTGTGGGCGTTGGCCGTGGGCGCGGTGAACGTGATCTGCACCGTGCTGTATCCGGGCGAGACGGCCTGGACCGACTGGACGGTGACGGTCTCCGCCGCGGCGGTGCCGTAGCCGAGCGTCATCTGGTAGCTGGCGCCGCCCGGGATGACGTACTGGGCGGCGATCAGATTGCTTCCGGAGATTGGACCGACCGTGATGGTGGAGACGCCGGCCGCGTAGGACGACTGCAGCTGAGCCCAGGCCGCCCCGATGATCCCGTACTGGTACTGGGAGGCCGGGGACATCTGCATGCGCAGCGTCAGCGCGCCCTGGTCGGTTCCGCTCCACTCCATCTGTTCGATGAAGCAGTCCAGGGTCTTCATCGGCGCCTCGGCCGGCCGCTTGTTGACCCTCACCCGGTCGGCGAAGGAGAGCAGCACCACCTGCGGTAGCAGGGACGGGTTGGACGCCAGGTCGACCGTGATCTCCTGAATGCGGGTGTGCGGGTCCTTGTACTGCGACAAGAGGTAGTTGGCGATGTTCAGGCCGCCCTGGACCGTCTGCGGGTTGAGGGTCCGGGCCAGGGTCTGCGGGAAGTAGGCCGTCTGAGAGGTGGCGTCCTGGGCCTCCTGCAGTGCATTGGTGTTGGTCAGGTCCTGGGCGCCGTCGACCGTGATCTGCACGTCGTTGTACAGCCTGGAAGGGTCCTGTTCGAAGACGACGTCGCCGAGGTAGGGGATCTCTCCAGACCCGGCGTTCTCGCCGAAGGTGACCCGGGGCTGGGTCTGGATCCACCGCCACAGCTGCCCGTAGAGGGTGGGCACGCCGTTGCGGTCGACGGTGAACTGCCCGACCTCGGTGTCGGCGCACTCCTGCATGACGTCCAGCGGTGAGCGGCCGTTGATGGAGGCGCCGCCCACGTACACGTCGGAGCCGACGATGCGGTAGCCGCTGTAGGCGCCGGGCTGGAAGTTCGCCAGGGTCATGATCCGTCCCAGGCGCGTGCCGTTGGCGTCGCCGCTCCAGCCGTTGGCGAACCCGTTCGTCAGGTCGAGCTGGGTGGAGACCGACAGTTCGGTGTTCCACTGGGCGACCCACGCCAGATCCCCGGCGAAGGGCTGGGTGTTGACCCCGCCGTCGGCGAGGAGCGTGCCGATGGCGTCCTGGGTGTAGGTGCTCGACCCGACGCTGCTCGCCGCGGTGCCGAAGAACCAGGTCCCGTCGACGGTCAGATGCAGGGTGAGGCCGTCCGCCGACAGCGACAGGATCGCGCAGTGCCAGTTGTTGTCGCACACGTACACGGAGCTGTTGACGCGGGCGAGGCTGGTGCCAGCGCTGTTCTGGATGTTGCAGCCGACGTATCCGGAGCTGTTGATGTAAAGGTAGGCGCCGGACTGGTCCCCGGTGCCAGAGGCGAAGCCGGCGGCCGTGGCCGCCCACAGCGACGCCAGGGTGTACGTGCTGCCCGAGCCCGGGAGGTGCCCGTTTCGGAAGCAGATCATGCGGGTCCAGCCAGCGGAGGGCAGCGCCACCGTCTTCCCGCTGGACTTGGCCCACTGCAGATAGCTGGCGCCGGAGGCGTTGCCCAGGCTGGCCGCCTGGTTGTTGGACAGGGTGATGACCGGGCCGGGAGTGTTCCACAGCGTGCCGAGCGGGCTGGTGCTGGAGATGCTGACCCCGGTGGTGATCGCACCGCCGACCAGGTCCAGGCCGACCCCGCTGCCGCCCAGGTCGAGGAAGGCGCTGCCGGTGGGGCTGTCCGGCTGGGATCCGGTCGCGGCCAGGTCGAACCGGTACTGCGGGTTCTGCTGGGCCACGAAGGAGGCCATCGCGCTCGCGATGGTGGACTGCGACAGCGGCGCCAGGCCGTCGACCGCGGTCACGTTCACCAGGCCGTACTTGCCGTTCTGGGTGTAGGTCTGCGGCCAGCGCTCGACGAAGCCCTGCCAGATCTCAGCCCACGTGCCCGGGCTGACCCAGGAGGTGGGCGCGGCGGCCTGCTCCAGCTGCCAGCCGGTGGTCTGCACGGTGGTGGCCGCCGTGGTGCTGGCGCTCGTCGAGATGGACACCAGCGCCCACGCCGCGTTGCTCGGGGCCGTGGCCGACACCGTCAGCCGCGTCCACGAAGTGGTGACGGACTGGACGGTGCCCAGCGTGCGCGTGATCAGCGTCCCGGACAGGCTGTAGAAGGCCAGGCGCGCCTTCAGCTGCAGGCTGGTCATGCCGCCGGCCGCCAGGGACACGTCGATCCCGAAGGAGTAGGTCAGGCCGGGTGTGACCGTGGTGCCGTCGCAGTCGGTGGTGGACCAGTTCGCGCCCGCGTCCCCGTTGAGTCCGAACGCAACGCCGGAGCTGGAGCCGTTGGGGATGGCCCAGGTCTGGGCCGTGGTCAGGCCGGACCCGGACGCGGGCAGCCCGGTGGCGGTCCCGGTCGTGCCGACCGTCGCGTTCATGCTCAGGGTGCTCGTGCCCGCGGCGACCCACGGGTACAGCAGGTTCCGGGTGGGGTTGACCTGGAGGACCAGGCGGCACCGCCGGTAGGGCACCACGTAGGGGTAGAAGAACGAGCTGGTGTTGTCGGGGTCGAACGCGCCGTCCAGGTTGTCCAGGCTGAAGTCGACCTTCCCGGACTGGACGGCGTCCAGCTCGTACTGGCGGCCCGCCAGCTGCGCCTTCCAGTTGCCGCGCAGGCGGCCGCCGAGGTTGTACCACCAGTTCGGCGAGGTGCTGTTCCCGCCGGCGTTCCAGGCCACTTCGAGCAGGACGCGCGGCCAGGAAGCGATGAGGGGGCCGTCGGGCGCGTATCCGGGCGGTGTCGTCACGACGTCCCCCTTCTCTCAGCCGCGGGCCAGCGACATGCCGTTGGTCAGGTTGCGGCGGTTGTACTGCAGCGTGGAACGCTGCTGGACCTTGAACAGGACGTCCTTGTCGACCTGTGCGATGACGGTGATCTCAGCGACTGGCGCCTGCCCGGAGCCGCCCCCGGCGGCGTAGCCGGCCGCCGAGAACCCGCCGGCGGTGCCGATGCTCACGGTCTGAGCGGACAGGGACCCGGCGAGCGCGCCGACCGCCCGGTGGGCAAGGTGGGCATGGTCGGTGACGCCCTTGGCGATGCCCTCGGGGATCGCCATACCGACGTGATCGGCGAACACCCGGCTCGGCGAGTTGATGCCGAGGAAGCTCTTCGCCGAGGACAGAGCATCGCTAGCCAGGTTCTTCAGGCTGTCGAACAGGGCGCCGCCCATGTTCTCGACGCCGTTGATGATGCCCTCGACGATCGACTTGCCGATCCCCAGGAACCAGGACCCGACGTTCTTCACGGCGTTCCAGGCGCCGTGCAGGCCGCTGCTGATGGCGCTGGCGATGTGGCCGACGGTGCTGGTGATCGAGTGCCACGCCGAGGTCAGCGGGTTGATCATCGCGGTCTTGATGGCGCTCCAGATCGCCGAGGCCGCCGACTCGATGCCGTGCCACGCCGAGGACAGCCAGCCAGAGACGGTGTGCCACAGCGATTTCAGCCAGCCCCACAGCGTCTCCATCGGCCGGACGATGACGACCTGGATGCCCTTCCAGGCATCCTCGGCAACCGTCTTGATGCCGTCCCAGACGACCTTGAGGAACGACTTGATCGCGTTCCACACGGTGTGGACCACGCTCATGATCTGCTTGTGGAAGTGGTTCCAGATCGCCATGATCAGCGCCACGAACGGCAGGAAGATCACCAGAAGCAGCGGCCACCACTTCTTGAAGAACCCGGTGATCGCGTTCCACACGGTCGTGGTGATGTTCGACAGCCAGTGCCAGGCGGACACGATCGGGTCGACCACCGCGTGCCAGGCCGAGGTGAAGAACCCGGCGATCGAGTGCCAGGCGGACACGACGTTCGAGCTGATCGAGTTCCAGATGTCCGTAACCGAACTGGCCAGCCAGTGCCAGAAGTCGACCAGGGCGTGGCCGACTGCCAGGCCGACCGCCTTGATGACGCCCCACACCTGCTTCCAGTGCATGACGAGCAGCAGGATCACCACGATGATCACGGTGATCGCGGCGACCCATGGGATCGCCTCCATCACGGCCGCCGAGGTGATCCACTCGTACATGGCCACCGTCGCCGCGACGATCGCAGCGACCAGCGCGGTGCCGATCAGGATCGCCAGGGCCTCCGCGACCTTCTTGTGCCTGGTCAGCCACGACACAACCTGGGCGATGATGCCCATCATGCGGGTGACCACCGGCAGCAGCGCTTGGCCGACCTGGATCGTCATCGCCTGCATCGACGCCTTGGCCTCGGCCACGCGCTGATTGAACGTCTTCTGGACGTCGGACCAGCCCTCGATGTTCTTCCCGCCGGCCTTGACGTGCTCGCTGATCGTCTCGGTGTTCTTCTGGAAGTCGGCCATGTGCGGGCCGGTCAACTGGAGCGCGGCCTGCATACTTTTCGTGCCGCCAACCATGGTGGCCAGCGCACCGATGTAGGTCTGCTGGGCCGGGGGCAGGTTCGCCAGCGCCTTCTGGAAGGTGTTGGACTGCTTCGCGGCCTTCTGGAGGTGCTCGATCAACACCGTCCCGGCCGGGCCCATCTTCGACTCGATCGCCGAGGTCAGCATGTTCAGCGTCGACGCCAGGCCATGCGTGCCCAGGTTCTGCGACACCTTGATGGCGCTCAGGCCGAGGCTCTGCATCTCCTGGGCGGCCTTGCCGCTGGGGTTGCTCAGCTGGCCGATGGTCTGTCGCAGATACGTTGCTGCGACGGCGGCCGGCGTGCCCTGAGCGGTCATCGTCGCCATCGCACCGAGCACCTCGTTCAGCCCGACGTGCGCGGCCGCCGACACCGGCAGGATGGACGACATCGAGCCCGCGAGGGCCTCCAAGTTCGTCTTACCGGCGCCCTCGGTGGCGATCAGCGCGTTCATCGCCTGCGTGGACTGGCTGGCGCTCATCTTGTACGCGTTCATCGCGGTGGTGACCGCGTCCGCCGTCGTACCGAGGTCCGCCGCGCCGACCTTGGCGCCCTGGGCCGCGGTCTTCAACACGGTCAGAGCGTTCGCACCGTGGAAGCCGGCCGACTCCACCAAGTACAGGCCGGAGGTGAGCTGCTGGGTGGACTGGCCGACCTGCCCGGCCATCGCCAGGACCCCGTCGCCGACCATCTTCATGTTCCCGGCGGTCTCACCGGCGCCGGTCCGGACCCGGGTCATCTGGGTCTGGAAATCCGCGGCCATCTTCACCGCGCCGACCGCGGCGCCAGCAGCCGCGATGCCGATACCGGCGAGCGCCGCGCCGCCCACGCGGCCAAACTTGGAGAACGAGGTCTCGCCCTCGGCCGCCGTGGCGCCCAACTCGGCTTTGATGTCCCGCATCGCGGTCTTGACGCCGGTGGATTTCCCGAGAAATTCGACGAACACCGGGGGCAGCGAAGCCACGGCCGCTCACCCCCTGCCCTGGTGTGGTGAAAACGGCTGGTCAGATCAGTGGTGAACGGCCTTGTCCCAGGCCTTCTCCCAGATCTCCGGCATCTTCGTCTCGGCCCGTTTGATGCCGGGCGCGACGTAGGGAAAGAGGCCCTCGGTGCGCTTCTTGTAGAGGTTCCGGACGCCGCCGCCGACGCCGACGCCACCCTGGTAGCCCTCAGGCGTCTTCTTCGGCTTCCGCACGCCGCCGACGCCCTTGTAGAGCTTTCCGGTCAGCCGGCCGGGGCCGCCGCCCTTGGTGACGTGGTGCGGGTTCAAGCCCAGGCTGACGGCCTCGCCGGTCCGCGCGGAGGCCCCGCGGTGGTCCCACCGGGGCCGTCCGCGCATCCCGGACCGGATGGTCTTCTTGGCCAGGTTCTGGCTCGCCTTGAGAGCTGCCACGGTCGCCACGTCGATCTCCTTCGACATAGCGTCCAGGGCGGCCTGGACCTCTCGCCAGCCCTCGATTCGGATCTGCACGTCAGCCATTGGCCGCCTCCCGCTCCTTGTTGGCGCGGGCCTCGGCCACGGCGGTGTCGACGGCGAGCGCCCAGTCGAGTTCGTCGGCCGGCAGGTCCATCCACGTGTTCGGTGGCCCGACGACCTGGCACAGCCGCCAGAACCGGTACTGCTCCATCGGCAGTTGGTCGGCGCGGTAGTCGAATCGGCCCTCTAGCGCTACGCGGAGGCGGTAGAGGGCACGGTAGGGCTGTCCTCGTCCTGGGACGGCCCGAAGTCGGTGCCCTGAAGGGCGCCCTCGGCGCACAGTTGCTTGAGCCGGTCGTAGGCCGGTCCGGGCAGGTCGAGCAGGGCGGCCATGCTCACCGGTGCGTCATAGGACCAGCCGACGACCCGGGCCATGATGGCGCGGTCGTTCAGCTCGTCCAGCAGGCCGGCGGACTCGTCGCCCATCTGCGCGACCATCTGCGCGGCCTCGGACTCGGCCATGCCCTTGACGGCGGCGGCACCCTTCTTCGAGGCCTCGGCGACGACGCTGCCGAACGCGGGGTCCTTGGCCAGCTTGATCTGGATGGCGCGGATCGGGCGGCGGAGCCGCTCGGGCACCTCCGCCTGGTCACGCAGGTCGGCCCAGCCGCCGTCGGGCAGGTTCTCGCGGTAGATGCTCACTTGTACGTCCCACTCGGCATCGCGTTGGTCAGGGTCACCTTGATGGGGCTGTAGCCGCCGCTCGCCCCGATGTCGGTGGTGTTGCCGTAGGTCCTGAAGGACACCGGAAGCTCGATGTAGTCCTTGCCGTAGCTCTGCGTGCCCTCGGACCACACCGCGGTCGTGCAGTGCAGCTGCACGCCCGTCTGGGTCGCCCCCGAGCCTGCGAGGAACGACACGTCGAGGCTCTGAGCGGTCGAGTTCTGGAAGATCGTCTTTTGCGACGCGTCTTCCATGACCAGCGTCAGCTTCCCCTCCACGCTGACGTCGCCCGACCAGATCGCATACGGGTTCTGCGAGCCGTTGGCGCCGCGGATCGCGGTCACCGCCCGCTTGATGGTCAGCTCGCCGTCGATGACGAACATGGTCGTTCCGGCGATCTTCGTCAGGATCGTCCAGTTCGCGACCGGCTTCACGGCCGTGTTGGACACGGTCGGCGTCGTCCCGGGGACGTAGGTCCAGCCGGTGGCCTTCGAGCTGTACTCGAACAGCCCGTCGGCGTTCCACTTGAAGCCCAGCTCGGACAGCTGCTCGCCGGGGTACTGCCACGTTCCGAGCGGATCGAAGATGGTGTAGGTCTGGCCCGGAGGCTGGGTGTCGCCCGAGTTGAGCGTCGAGAACGTGGTGACGTACGGCGCAGCTGCACCGGTGACCGTGACGTCCGGCAGCAGCGACACCAGGGGGAACCCGATCGAGTCGGCGAACACGTCGCCGCCGAAGTCGAGCGTCGAGCCCTTCTGGCCCTGGACGATGCCGAACGACTCGACGGCAGCGCCACGCTGGCCCTTGTCGTCAATCAGCATCACGTCGTCCTTCGGCGTGAGCGTCCGCCAGGGGATCCACATCGTGGGCGCGGCGGCCGTGCCCCTGGTGGACTCCCTGGCGACGCCGAGCGCCGCGAGATGGGACGGCTTAGGCATCGCTGCCCTCCTTCTCCGGCGCGGCCGGGGTCGTCGTGGTCCTCTTGCTGGTCTTCGTGGGCGCCGGGCTGGCGGCCACGGGCGGCGCGGCCTCGGCGGCCGGCGGTTCCGGCTCCGGGTCGGGCGGCGTCCATCGGCCGTCGCCCGGGTTCTTCTCCAGCTCGTAGGCGGCGCCGGGCTCGGGGGTGAGGCCGAGCCGTGGGTAGTACCGGCCCTCGTCGCCGGTGTAGGTGTAGCTGGGCACGGGGCCGCTCCTTACAGGGACTTGAGGCAGGCAATGCCGATGGTGATCGCGGTCCGGCGGCCGGTATCAACCCAGTCGGTCTCGTGGGTGACCACGCTGGGGCGGGCTCGGTCAACGACCTGGCCGAGCGAGGGATCCGAACGGACCAGGGCCACCACCAGGTCGGCGAGGGTTCGGGCGCGGTTGAAGGTGACCGTCGAGTCGTCCGTGTTACGGGTGACCTGGATGTCGACGGTCACTGTGTAGTCCTCGTACAGCCAGTGCGAGCCGCCGGAGCCGACGTTCGCTTCGGGGTTGTAGTTCTGGTGGACGTCGCCGACCGACACGATGTCCTCGGGGATGTCGGTGCTCGGGCCGTCCATGCACACCAGCAGCGAGGCGTTGGCGTCGTTCGGGTCCGCCGTCACGAGCGTCTGCAACTGGGCGAGGAGATAGGCACGGGTCGCAGGGATCGAAGACGCGGGGATCTGGTTGATGGGCGTGGTCATCAGGCGATCCCCGGGGGTCGGCGATACGGAGACCACAGCTCGACCACGCGATCCGGCAGGGCGAAGCCCATCGGGACACCCATTGCTTCGCCATCCATGCCAGCGCCCTTCCAGGACCGGCCGGCCGCCTGCTGGGTCTGCTGCCACAGGTGCCGGATCAGCTCCAGCGCGCCGAGCCGCACCGTGTACGGCACGGCACCGGCCCGCCCGGCGGTGTACACGATCTTGACGTTTTTGGCGCCGATCGCGAACATCGCTGCCTGGCCGCCGAACGTCCTCCTGGTGACCTGCCCGGTGCTGTAGTCGACCGTGTAGGCGAAGGCGTTCATCTGGCTGCCGAGCTGCTGCTCGGTCAACGGGAACGCAGACAGCCCGTAGTACTCAGTAGCCGACTGGATGCTGGCGAGCGGCAACCAGTCCGGCGAGATGGTGCTGACCCCGCCGTTGAAGAACTGAGTGTGCTGCTCGGGCAGGAACGGCCCGCAGACGTCCCGGGCCTGGTCGGCGGCCGCAAGGATGAAGCCCTGCAACTCGTCGTCCTGCCGGGCGTCGGTCACGGTCATGTTCAGGTGTTTCTTCACCGAGGCCAGGTCCACCAGCTGCTCGACGCCCATTGCCCTGACCATGAACTGGCCCTCAGACGCCCAGCCGACGCCCGTGCCGGCCGCTGTCCACCGGTACAGCCAGATGCCGGCCGTGGCCACCGACGGCACGACCGCGGCGTACCCGCCGGAGCCGGTGGACGCCGTCGAGGGCGTCGTCACGGTGCCGTTCGGGTCGGTGACGGTCAGGGTGACCGTGAGCGTGCCGGTGGCGGGGTTGCCGTTGTCGTCGAGGACCGTCGCGGTGACGCCGACGTCCTGGCCGACGTAGTAGATCGTCTGGTTCTGCGCCACGGCCCACCCCCTTGCTGCTCAGCGGTAGCGGCGGTGGTGCCGGTGGTGGGCGCCGCGCCGGTGATGGTGGTGGCTGGCCCGGTGGTGATGGAGGTGGGCGAGCCGGTGATGGTGCGCGGTGTGCCGGTGTAGGTGGTGATGGCGGCGGTGGTGCAGGTGCGCGTGCGCGTGATGCCGGTGGTGGTGCAGGTGATGGTGGCGGTGGGCGCGCAGCGTGTGCCGGTGGTGAGCTTTGCGCCGGTGACGGGCCAGCCGACGGGCGTGGTGCAGGTGGTGCCGCGAGTGGTGGTGCCGCAGCGTGTGGAAGCCGCCGCCCAGGTGGTGCTTGCGGGTACGGAACCCGTGCGCCTGGTGGCGGCGGTGCACGATCCGGCGGGACAGCCGCTTCGCGTGCCGAAGGTGCTTGAGGTGCTTGCCCTTCGGGTGGTGCGCGATGTGCTTGAGGTGGTGCCCCCGCACGTGATGGTGGCGGTGGTGGTGGGCCCGCTTGTGATGGTGGTTGTGCGCAGCGTGGCGCCGCAGGTGGTGGGCGTGGTGGGCGCCGTGGCGGTGCGGCCGGTGCGCGCCGTGCTGCGAACGCACCCGCCGCAGATGCCGCCGCAGGTGGTCGTGGTGGGAATCCGCCACGTCTCTCCCCCTCGACTCAGGCTGCGGAGACGGAGAAGGTGAAGCTCGGGCCGGTGCCCGTGATCGTCCAGACGATCTGCATGTACGGGCCCTTCACCGACACCTGCCTGAGCACGTTGCCGGCGGCGGTGATGGCGGCGAACTGGTCCGGTGTGCCGTCGACCGGGGCGAAGTTCACCCCGTCAACCGACCACTGGACGGCCACCGTCATCGATGGCGACGTGCCGGATACCGCCGTGGTCTCGATCTCGATGTTCAGCGGGCTGTAGCCCACGACCAGCGGCCCCGAGTTGCCGCTGGCCGTTCGAGCCGCAGCCACGACCAGAGTGGCGGCCATCGGGCTACTTCACCGCGGTCTCGGGCGCGGCCGCTGCCTTCGTGGTCCGCTTCGCGCCGCCGTTGAGCACCTTGTCCAGGCGCTCGCCGACCTCATGGATGTCGGTGACGGCCTTCGTGGGCACCGTCGACCCGTCCGCGAGCCGGATGCTCTTCGGATCGACCAGGCCGCGCAGCTCGCCAATGGCTTCCCGGGCGTCGGGGGCGATCGCCTCCAGCTCGGCACGGACCTGAGCGGCCAGCTCCGTCGCACCGTTCCTGGTCGCGGTCTCCAGCTCGTCGAGCAGGCCCTTGGCGTAGTTGATGGGGTTCATGGGTTGGGCTCCTGTCTGGGGAGCGCCGTGCCCAGCCGTGGAGTCGTCAGCTGGGCACGGCTGGGGGTCAGAAGGTCGGCGTGACGGCGCCGGTGCCGGTGATGGTGGCGATCGCCTGCGTGTACCGACCGGCCTGGAAGCTGGCGTAGTTGTACAGGCGGCACAGGACCGACATGTTGCCGGCGTAGGTCTGCTCGAAGGTCTCCGCCCTCGGCGAGCCCTCCCACGCGTAGATGTCGGACATGCGGGCGACGATCACGACGTCCTGGTTGGTGCCCGCGCCAAGGTTGACCGGGATCTGCGCGTCCACGAAGACGGGCAGGCCCAGCATGCGACCGACCATGCCCTGGGACACCTGGTCGTCCAGGTTCGCCGCCACGTTGAACGGGCCGCCCGACTCAGGGACGACCAGGGGGCGGCCGTTGGAGTCGGACTGGGACTCGGCCCACGCCCACCGCCGGGGGTGCATGACGATGTGCGTCGGCGGCAGGAAGCGCGCGGTGTGGATCGACTGGATCGCGCTCGCGACCTTGGCGTAGAGGCCGCCAGCGCCGCCCAGAGCCGGGGTGGCCTGGGTCCACGTCACTGCGGTGGTGCCAGCCAGCGTGAGCATGCCGGTCACCTGGCCACTGGAGCCGCTGCCAGAGAGAACCTGGAGGTCCCACTTCGCCGCATAGTCGGCGGCCAGGTCCGCGAGGACCAGGTCGTCGATGTTCAGCGGCGACTGCTCGATCAACTGGAGGCTGACCGTCTGGCCGCCGGCGATGGTGACCACCGAGCTGGAGATCGAGCCTGTCGTGAGGTCGGTCTGCTGGATACCAGTGTTCTGGCCGTTCATCGGCGCGACGGCGGTACCGGTCAGCATCTTCGGGATGTTGATCGAGTCGGTGCCCGGCGGGACGTCGCCCTGGACGCACAGGTTCGCGGTGATGCGGCCCGGACGGACGTACTTGACCCACTCCTCCTCAAGCCAGAGGGGCGGCACGAACTCGCCGCCGGCGCCGTTCGTGGTAGAGATGGCGCGCTTCTCGGCCACCATCTTGTCGTTGCGGCGCAGCCGCTCGACGGCTTCCCGGTCGCCCTTCTGCCGGGCCAGCCACAGGTCCTTGAAGTAGGACCGTCCGCCCATGCCGGAGCGGTAGACCTCGGGCTCGGTCACCTCGGTACCGAGCGCGGCGCGGCGCTGCTCCGGCACTGCCGGGGCGTATCGCTTGGCGACCTCGGCCGCCTTGTCGTCGGCGACGATCTGCGCGTCCAGCTCGGCGATCCGCTCGTCGATCGCGCGGATCTCGGCCTCACCGGTGTCGAACTTGGTCTTCTCGTCCTCGGTCAGCGCGCTGCGCTTCTCGGTGTGGACGGTCTCCAGGATGCCGTCGAGGTTCTTCCTCAGCTCGGCACGCTGCTCCTGGAGGCCCTGGATGATTGCCCGCTTGTTCACGGGGGCCTCTTCTCTGTTCGTTGGGGTGGCGTGCCTGCCGTCGTGACGGGTGGTGGCCCGGGTGGTGCCCCTCGATGCGTGGGGTCCGGCGCGGGCTCCGGCGCGTGGCCGGGCAGGCGAAAGACCCGGGCGCCGCTGTGCGGCTCCGGGTGGTCTGTGGAGGCGGCGGCGCGGGCAGGGTGCGCACCCCTGCGCCGTCCGGACGCTGCATCGGCGCTTCCGCGCCGCCGCCGGTCTGGTGTGCGGCCCTACAGAGCCAGCAGGCGGCGCCGGAAGTCGTACAGCTCGGCGTTCGCGCTCTCTTGCTCCTGCTCCGCGGCCTCCGAGGTCTCTCCGGCCTGGTCGAGGACCTCGTCCGGATTCGGGACGCCGAGGACCTCGGCCAGGAGCGGCTGAGCGACGTCGACCGCGCCGTCCGCTGCGGAGACCAGCTGGAGGACCTGGGCGAGGGTCTTGGCGACCTCGGGCGAGGTGCCATCGGCGCGCAGCTGGCGCGCGCGTTCCATCGCCAGGGCCGGGAAGCCGCTGCGCGCGAGGTTCGCGGCCTGGCGCGCCCGCAGGTCGACCGTCCCGCCGGTGTGCGGGTTCGCCCCGTAGTTGACGATCGACACGTCCCCGTGATCGATGGCGACTTCGAGGATGTCCCGCTGCTCGTAGTCCGGGCTCCACTGCTGGCGCGTCACCCAGAAAGCGAACGACATCTCGTCGAGCTCGCCGCCCTCGATGCCGGAACGAACGATCTGCACGTCCGGCCGGGCCGGATCGAGGTCCGCCTCGCTGTACAGCCCCGTGTCGTCCTCCGATAGCCGCAGCGTGCCCGGCTTCGTACGGGCCATCGTCGGGCCGCCATGGTTCAGGAGGAAGGCCACGTCGGGCGATTCGCTGAGCGTCTTCTTGAAGGCGCCGGCGCGGACGACTTCCTGGAACGGGCCGAGCCAGTCCTGCATCTCGTAGGCCTGCTCCGTCACGCTGGCGTACCCGCTGAACAGCAGCCGGGTCCCGCCGGTACCGTCCGGCTTCTCGCGGATCTCCACGCCCTGGAACGGCATGTCGAGGGCGTGGACCTTGACGGCGTCCAGGTACAGCGCGCGGGCCGCCTGGTCGACGCCGTCGAGGAACCGCTGTTCGTGCTGGCTGAGGATGCCCTTCATCTACGGCTCCTGTCCTGACTCGGCGTCGCTCTTGGCGGAATGGGCGCCCGGGTCCTCGGTCGGGGTGTCGGTGTGCGCCGAGTTGAGCGGCGCGTACGGGTCGGCGCCCTTGCCGTCCGGCAGCGGACCGAGGTTCTCCAGCGCGCGGATCTCGTCGATCGTCATCAGCGCGGCGTTGCGGGCCTGCGTGTAGACCGCGTACCGGCCCGCGGTGTCGGTCCTCAACAAGGCGTCGACGTTGAAGCGTGCGACCTGAGGCCGCGGCAACATCGCACTCCAGGCGTCCTCGAAGCACCCGGTCCAGTCGGACACTGTGTACCGCAGGAACCCGAGGGACTGCTGCTCGATCCCGGTTCCCCAGCTGGTGGTTCGGTCGACCTGGCCGAGCATGTGCGGCGGCACTCCGAACAGCATCGCCACATCCAAGTTTTGGGCCTGCCTCGTCCCGAGGAACTGTGCGTCCTCCGGGGAGACCGAGATCGGCCGCCACTCGGCGCCACCGGACAGGATGCCCACGGTGTGGCTGTTCTGTAGGCCGCCGTGGCTCGCCGTGAAGCTCTCTTTGAGCTGGCGGGCCCTCTCCTTGTCGAGGTCGCCAGGCACCTGCACGATACCGGTCATGTGCGCGCCCTGGCCGAAGAAGCGGCTGCCGAACTCCTCGGCCGCCAAACCCAGCGCGATTGCGTTCCGGGCGTAGGTCAGGACGCTCATCCCTGTCGCCGACTCCGGGTAGCTCATGCCCATCAGGTGCACGATGTCCTCGGCGTCGACCCGTTGCCGGTTGATCTGGTACACCCGCTGGCCGGAGCCCTCGGGGTCCCACGTGCACCGCACGCGGTCCGGGTGAAGCACCATCAGCCGTGTCGGCCGCCCCAGGTAGTCCCGAGAGAGGATCAGGCCGTAGCCGTTGCCGCGGAGCAGCAGCGACACCATCAGCTGGTTGAAGCCGACCCGCTTCGTGGGGTACGCGGAGTTGTTCGCGCCCCCGAACGGGTCCGCAACGATCGTCGGCGGCGGCTCCAGCGTCTTACGCAGAGCCCCCTGCATCCGCACCGCGTCGAACGGCAGGTTCGCCACGACGTTGGACAAGATCCGCACGCACGCGGCGACCGCGAGCAGCTGCATCGCAGAGTCCTCGGTCACCGGCACACCGGCCGGCGTGTAGGCAGCCAACGAGCCGTTCGACGGGATCGCCCACGGGTCACCAGCGCCAGACGGGGCGTAGAACCGCTTCTCAGGGCGGCGGGCGACCGCGCGGCGGGTCAGGCTCATTCGCCCATCACCCACCCGATCAGCAGCAGCACCAGGCCGAGCACGACCAGGCCGACGATCGGCTGCCACCACCACGCCGCGCCGTCCAGGCAGCCCAGGCCGGCCACGTCGACGATGTCCGACGCCGCGCTACGGGGAATCCGCGGGATCCGGGGCTTCGGCAGCTTCGGCAGGCGCATCCGGCACCTCCTCACAGGTCGGCCCAGCTCCAGAACTGCGGCTCAGGCGGGCGCTCGGGGTCTTGAAGCGCGCGTTCCAGCGCCATCACGGCGGCCACCGCCAGGTCGATGCGCCGTGGGCTGCCCTTCGAGTCCTTTGACAGCCGGGAGCCGCGCGAGTCGGTCTTGATCACACAGTTCGCGAGGTGGCGGGCCAGCCGCGGGTCACCGGAGTGGGTCAGCTGCTGGTTCACCGTGGCCTCGTAGAAGCGCGTGGTGGCTGGGATCATCCGCGCGGGCGACTGGGGGAACTCGACGATCGGCAGGCCCTCGTCTTCGAGGACCTGGTACGTGCGAGCCCACCGGTAGGGGTCGCACACGATCTCCCGGACCTGCCAGCGGCGGCAGGCGGCCCGTACGGCGTTCTCGACGTCGACGATGGGCACCGTCCAGCCCTGATCGGCCTCCGGCGGCCGCTCCCAGGCCTCGACGACGTCCACGTGCGGCAGCTCGCCGTCGCCCTGCGGGCAGGACACGACCACCAGGGCCGTCGAGTCGCCGTTGAAGCTGCCGTCGAAGCCGAGACAGACTTCCGCGCCGGGCCCGATGGTCACCGCCTGGTCCTGGCAGGCCTCCCACGCGCCGGCCGGAAGCCACGCGGCGGCCGTGTTGACCCACTGGTTCAGCCGCTTCGTGCGGTACTCCGCTTCGGGAGTGCGCCGGACGGCGGCCTCGAAGTCCTCCGGGTCGATCAGATCGCCGTAGGCCGGGTTCGCCGCGGCCCATACTTTCGGGTCACGGTGGTTGGCGTCGTCCGGAGCGCCCCACCAGGCCATGAAGAAGCTGGGGTCGGTCTCCTCGCCGGAGGCGAGGCGCTGCCCGTACTGGAACAGGCGGTAACAGACGCTGTCCCGGCCCGTCGAGTCGGTCTTCACCCCGGCGGTCGTGATGGCGAACAGCATCGGGTCGATCCGCGCGCCGGCCGCGAGTGCCATGACGTTGAACAGCTCGTCGTTCGGCTGGACGTGAAGCTCGTCGAAGACGACCCGGGTCGGCGACAGGCCTTCCTTGGTGAAGGCCTCGGCGCTCAGGCAGCGGTACACCGAGCCCGTACCGATCACCTCGATGGCGTCCCGGTAGACCTTGCAGGCCTCGGCCAGGTCCGGGCTGTTCTCCACCATCCGGCGGGCGTCGCCGAAGACGATCCGGGCCTGTTCGCGGTCGCCGGCGCAGCTGTAGACCTCGGCGCCCGCGCACTCGAACAGGCCGTCCAGAGCCACCCCGGCGGCGAGCCCGGACTTGCCGTTCTTCCTGGGCTCGCCGACCAGCGCGACGCGGTGCCGGCGGCGGCCATCCTTGCGCCGGGCGAAGACGTGGCCCAGGAGCGTGCGCTGCCAGTCCCGCAGGACCAGCGGCGACCCGGACGGCCCGGCGAAGGTGTCCCGGGTGACCGTGCACAGCGTCTCGATGAACTCGGCGACCTGCTCGCCGTCGCCGCGGCGGACGTCGGCGGCCGGGACCGGCGTCAGGAACCGCGGCGGCCAGGACGACGACCTACGCGGAGCCATCGTCGACCGCGCGGCGGTACAGCGTGAGGCCTTTCGGCACGATGATGAGCGGAGCGTCCGGGCCAACCGCTTCGCGCCACCGCTCGGCCAACTCGTGGGCGACCGCGCGCGTCAGCGGCTCGTCGACCTCCAGGACGAAGATGTCCCCCGGCTCAACTCGGACGCGCTTCAGGTCCTCGATCTCGATCATCCCGCCCCCCTCTGCTGCCGTCGGGCGATCAGCTCGTCGAGCTTCGAGGCCCGCTTGACCTCCGCATAGCCCAGTCGGGCCCGGTCGGTCGGCGTGAAACCGCATAGCGACTCGTACTTCGTGATCTGCGCCTCGATCGCCCGGATCTCCGACAGCAACGGGTGCGCGCGCATCTGCCCCATCGAGCCCGCCACCATGTAGCCGTCCTGGGCCACCTGGTCCCGCATCGCCTCGCGCTCGTCGTGCGCCTCGCACAGCCGGGTCAGCACGTCCAGGTCCGTCGTCGGCGACAGCCACACCTGCCCGGCCGTCCAGACCCGCTCCCACACCGACCGGCCCGTCTCGCCGAGCGTCGCCGGCGCCGCCGGAATGCTCGCGACCGCCGCGAGTTGCACGACCGGCTCCGGCAGGGGGCGCTTCCCCGGATTTCCCGTGCGGCGCTTACGTTCCGTGGGCGTCGGCGGCCGTCCAGCGGGCATCGCGACCACCCCCAAAATCCCTGGTGATCAAAAACCGGCTCAATTTCGCGTCGGCGTGTGGGGGATTGGGGGCCGGGTCCGAAGACGATCACGCGCGCGAGATTTACCCACCCCCCGGTATGCGACGTGTACCGCTGGCGCGGTGACTCGCTGTAGCGATGGGGGCGTAGGGGTCACGCGGTGCGCGCGCGGGATTTTCCTGTTCACGCTGTGCGGTTGTGCTTCCTGCTGTTGCAGGAGCGGCACAGGATCTGAATGTTGGTGGGGTCGTCGGTGCCGCCGTGTGCTTTGGGCACGCGGTGGTCGGCGGTGAGGTCGGTGGCTGCGTGGGCTGGCACCTGCCAGCCGGGGCACCAGTTACCGTACTGGGCGCGGTGCTGGGTTACGGCTGCGGCTGCCGTCTTGCGCCAGGCTGTGTCGTAGCCGCGTTGGTGTGCGCTTCCTCGGATCTGGTCCTGGCGTTTCTGCCACTCGGCCTGGTGGACGTCGCAGCGCGAGGCGTTGCGTGTGAGCGTGCCGCATACCAGGCAGGGACGTTGGCGTCGGCGTGCCATGGTCGTCCTCCGTGATAGTGCTGCGAAGTCCAGGTCACCGGGTCATTCGGCGGGGTGGATGCGCCGGCCGCCGACGGCGGAGCGTTCGGGCTGTGGGCAGATGTTCAGTGACACGGGGGGCCGGGCTCTGTGTGCCAGCACTGGACTGGCGGGTCGTCTACGTCAGTTTTGGCGAGTTTCGCCCTTACTGCGCCCCTCGGCTCCTTAGTCACTATTTGAGCGTGCGCGTCACCTGGAGCGTGGCTCGTGCGTCAGCGCGGAGCGACTGGATGTGCACAGCTCACTGAAGGTACGACAGCAACGGGGGAGGACCCGTGTCCCATCGCATCACCACCTTGTTCATCCTGCCCATCGCCGCGCTCTTGGCCGTCACGGCAGGGGCATCGACGGCCGCAGCTGCGGGAGTCGCCCACGGCGACTTCATCTACATGAGCGGTAAAGACGTGCCCATCGGCCTGCGCAACGTACCGACAGACAAGTGCATCCCCCTGGTGATCTGGGGCGCCAAGAGCGGCACCAACGGGACGGACAAGACGGCGCACATCTATGCAACCAGCGACTGCCACCAGCAGTTGGTTGTCGCCGCTGCGGGAAAGCCCGGGCGGGGCACCGGGTGGAACACGCCAGACTACGAGCCCACCGCGCATTCGGTGTGGTTCGAATGCGATAAGCCCGACGTGTGCTGAGCCGAGACGAGAAAGCCCTGCTCTGCGTAGCGCACTGTCACGTAACTGGTACCTGCTCACGGCGGGAATCACCGCCCCGACCGCCAACTACCGCTCCGCCTGCACCCGCGCCCTCGGACGCCTCGTCTCATGGACCCCCCAGGTCATAAGAGGCGGCGGTGCTTGGGCGGCCGGGGCGAACCTTCGACGCTGCGATGACGGTGGGCAGGTGGAACAAGGGGCCTGCCTCGCTGTCGGGTAGCACCGGTTCGATCTTCTTGCGGGTCATCCAGACGCGGATCGTGTTGGGCTTCACTCCGGCGGCGCGGGCCGCTTCCCAGAGGTCGCCGAGCTGGTCGCCGTCGGCGAGCTGGGCGCCGTAGACGTCGATGCCGTCCGGGTTCGGGAAGGCGACCATGGCACCTCCCCGCAGGTACGCGAAGACCCTCACCGGTGCGGTCACGGTGAGGGTCTTCAGGGTTCTTGGGTCACGTGTTCCAGTGAACGATTTGGAGATTACAGAATCGGTGGATCACTCGGCAACCTGTTCCCGGATTGTCAAGGGGTGTGGCTTGCTGCTTCACGCGGCTGTGGTGAGTCCGGCCGTCGGCAGGAGTGCTTCGCGCTGGGCGCGGTGGAGCGCCTTCCACTCCTCGTTTCCGTCCCAGGTGGTCTGGCAGTTTGGGCAGCGCACGGTGAAGCTGCTGGTGGAGGCGGTGAGCTGTGCGGCGCAGCGCAGCTCGTTCTCGTCGTCCAGGACGACGGGGCACACGCCGATCTTGACGCGGCCGGGGCGCTGGTTCGGGTTGAGGGCGTTGCTGCACTCCGCGTGGATGCGGCGGATCTCCTCGATGTCCTGGTCGATCGATTCGTACGTCTCGCAGGCCCGCTGCAAGTTGATGATCAAGAACTCGATCTGACCGGCGACGGCGCGGCCCGGCGTGGTGCGCCAGGGGGCGAAGATGCGTACGCCATCGCTGGCAGGCTCGATGCGGCGGCCGAACGCCTTTCGCCAGGCGTCCTCGATCGCCTGGAGGCGGGTGGCGACTCCCCCGGCGCTCGCCAGGTTGAGGACGTCGATTCGAGGCGGGATGGCCGGCGTCGGGGAGCCGGACGTGCCCGCGCCGGCCGGGCGGGCTCCGCGCATGAGCTGCGCGGTGGTGTGGAGGCGGGCGAACAGGCCAGGGAGTTCGGTGAGCCGCTGGTGGGTGCGGTTCTCGCAGGGGCGGCAGGCGTATCGGCCTGTCTCGTCCTCCCAGAGGTCCTGATGGCAGGCGAGACAGGCGGGCCATTCGTAGTCGGCGAGGTCGGGGCTCTCGGACACACGGGCCTCCGGTGGTGCATGTGGGGTTGATGCATCCAGTGTGCCCGCTCGCACCGACCCGCTGCTCAGCTCCCTTTCGCGATCTTCTCGGCGTCCTTGTCGGCCTTCGCGAGTGCCGCAAGGCAGTCGGACGCGTCCTTGCGCGTGGCTGCATCGGGGGCGTCGGGGCTGAGTCCGTCCGAACCGAATTGAGTGATCGCCGCGTTGCCGTCTCCGTTGTCAGCCCGCCAGGCTTCCAGTAGATCCGTCGGTTCGTTGTCCGCGGTGAAGTAGGCGTCGGCCTTCTTGAACGCGTTCTGCTGCATGTCCAGGCCGACGACAGCCTTGTTGTACCAGGATGTGTACTGCGGCGTGCCGACCACGTCCTCGCCCTTGGCGAGGAAGTCGCGGAAGTCCTGGTCTTCCTTCTCCAGGATCGCCGCGGCCTTCTTGCGGGCGTCCGCGCTGGCCTGCTTTGGCGTGGGCGAGATGGTGGCGCTGGCCTGTACGGGCGCGGCGGTCTTGGCGGCCGGGGTGGGCTTCGCCGGTGCCGTGGTCTTGGCGGCCTGGGTGGGCGCGGCGCTGGTCTTCGTCGGGCTGGGGCTCGTCGAGGCGCCGGCGTTGCTGGACTTGTTGCCGCCGCCCATCGCCGCTCCGATGGCGGCGAGCAGGAAGAAGATGGCGACGGGCACGAGGCAGCCGAAGCCGACGAACTTGCCGACCTTGCGCTTCCGTGGCGGCTGGACGACTACCGTGTCGTCGCCGGGTCGCTGCGGGGCGGCCCAACTGGGCTGGTGGGGTTGTGGGTTCCGCGATCTCATAATCCCCCCGAGTTCAGTGGAGTACATGTGAAGGACTTGCGCAGGAGTCCCACGGTTGCACGGTTCGCGGGTAAAAGATGGGCGATCAGGCAACCTGAACAGCCGTTCCCGCGTCCGCTTCCACTGCCCTGGTGGGTCAGCTGTCAGCCTTCCGGTAGCCACGGCGCGTGGCGAGCGCCTGCGTGGCGGTGGCGCCGAACCAGCGGTTGGCGCCACCCTCGGTGTCGTCGGGTTTGGGCCAGCGGCCCCGAGTCAGGTCGGCGCGGATCGTTCCGGCCTTGATGCCGATCCCGGCGTCCTCCAGCTGCTGGGCGGTGTAGAGGCGACGGGGCTCCAGGGTGACGGCCTGGCGCTCGACGTGGTCGCGGACGAAGTCGGCGATGTCCCGGGCCGCGTACTCCTTGTAGCGGCCGCGCTTGTCGACGTGGTCGGGCCAGGCGGGATGCTGCGCCCAGGTCTTGGTGACGGTGTGGATACTTACGCCGTACTGTTCGGCGATTTCGGGAGCGATCAGGCGGGGTCGGTCTACCATGGTGGGGAATCTCCTTTGCGGAGTTTTCAACTGGTGGGGCCGGCGCTCTCTCACCCCCAGCGTGCTGGGGATACGGCGTCGGCCCCCGTTGTGTTCTTGGGGGCGAAGCTCCGGGAGGAGAGGGGCGCCCGCCCCGGCTGGCGGCCGGGGCGGGCGGGCGCATTACGACTCGTCGTCGTCCTGCTCGTCGTTCTCGATCACTTCGGCCCAGGTAACGAGCCGGTTGAGTGCGAACTCGACCACGTCGAGCCGCCAGGGCGCGGGACCAGCGACCCGCACGAGGGTGATGATCTCGTAGGCGGCGAACCAATCGAGCAACATGTGCTCGAAGGCCCTCCGGTGGTACTCCGAGATCGGCTCATCCTCTACGACCGCCCGCACCCGGTTGAGTGCAAGGAGGACGTCCGCCAGGTCCCCGCCTTCCTCGGCCACCTGGACGATGTCCGGGATGATGACGGGGATCGGGAGGTCCTCCAGGAGCGACGCGATGTACGCATACGCCCCGATGACGGCCTCGCCGAGCGCAAGGAACCGCTCCCTGCTGTCGTGATCTGCCACGACTTCTCCTCTCTGGAATTTTCAACTGGATCAGGTCCGGGGCTCTCACCCCCCGTCCTGACATCTCTAACTTTACAGCACTTGCTTCTATAATTGCAACACCCAGGGGTGTGGAACGAGGAAAGCCCCCCGGCTGGCGGCCGGGGGGCGGCGTGGATCAGTCGGCCTCGTTGATCACGAGCCAGAGGGCGAGGCTCTTCAGAGCCTCGTCGGCATAGACGAGGTTCGCGCCCGCCCCTTCAGCCCGGGTCTCCTCGAACCTCGTCACACACAGTGCGTAGAGGTCGATGGCGGCCAGGAGGTGGATGCAGCCGGTGAACAGCTGCGCTTCCTGGGTCTCGCCCATCGGCTGGTCCTTGGCGAGTGCGGCCACCCGCTGGATTGCGGGGACCGCGTCGGTTGCGGGGATGTGGCGGTCGGTCGGGAGACCGATCGGCACGGGGAGTGCCGCGCAAACGTCCACCAGGATCGAGTAGACCACCGAGATCGAGTGGGCCAGAGCCCGCATGATCTCGGTCTCTTCGCGGTCAGCCATGGTGACTGTCCTTCCTCTGTTGAGTTTTCAACTGGGTGTCAGTTCGGGCTCTCACCCCCTCCCTGACACTTCTAAGAATACAGCAGCAACTTCTAAGAATGCAACACCTTCGGGATCGGAAAAGGGGACGACGCAAGCCGTCCCCCACCTGATCAAGCGCGCTCGAACCGCACCAGTTCCCCCTCATCCCCAACAACGGCCACCAGCTCGGCACCCACAAGTTCGTCACGCTGGACGCCGGTCTCCCGGACCAGCCGCGCGACCGGCACGCGCTCCGGATCCATGTGGTCGCGATACGGGGTCGTGATCTCGGCCTGGTCGCCGAACAGCAGCAACACTCGGACGTTGACTCGTTCAGTGGTCATGGGGTCATCCTTCCTTGCTTGGTGGGTTTCGGTCCCGTCGCGCGGTACCACTTCATCCGGCTGGTGCCAGACGCGGTCGTCGCCGGGGCACCTGTAGACGCGTCGCTCAGTCGCATGGCGCTTCTGCCGCAACTCCTTGTTGATCAAGATGTTGACCAAGGCCTTCTGCGCCCAGGCTTCACTGGGAAACCGGCCCTTCTTCCCACACCGGCACTTCGAATCGGGACGGTGGCGCTTGGCCTTAGCCGGGAGTTGGCCGTGCTCGATGAAGTGTCCGACGGCCGTCGGGCTGGTGGCCAGCCAGTGGGGCGATCGCTTCGCCGAGGGGCGCAGCACGTACGCCCTCACCGGGCGGCCGATTGTGACGGTCACCATGACGGCGGCCCCGTTCGGGCCGAGCCCCTCGGCGCCCGCCCGTTCCTCGGTCGCCACGCTGCGGAACTTCCAGCCTGCGAGGTCGATGAGCAACTGGTACGGCTGCAACCGCTCCGTCAGCGGCCGGCCTGCTCGCGGCGGCACAGTGGCGGGCGGCGCCAGGTGCGCCCACACCGCGCGGACAGCGTCGCGCGCGGCGCGTTCCTCCGGGTTCAGGACAGCGTCCCGGGCCAAGGCCCGCCACAGGCCCGGGGGCGTCGGTATAGCGGGCATGCTCACCGGTCCCGCGCGTACTGCTGGGCTTCGAGGACGGTGTCCGCCAGGGCGCGGATCGCGGCGCGCGCGGCGGCCTCGTTCTGCTTCGGGGTGTCGGGGGCGCCGACCTTGGCGCGCAGTACGGCGAGGGCCTGGCGCAGCGGCTCGTCGATGATCAGAACGAGGCGGTTGCCTGTCGCATCACCGGCAGCGGCGTCCGGCGCATCCGGCGCGGTCTCCGGCTCATCGGCGGTCGGTTTCAGCGCGGTCTGGCTCTGGGCCTGGCGGATCGCGTCGAGGTCGCGGAGGACGGTGTCCTTGCTGACCCCGACCTGAGCTGCGATGTTCCTGGCGCTCAGTGTCGGATCGTCCGTGATGAGCTGGTGCACGCGCGTGCGCCGTACGGCGACGGTCATGGCGGGCGGCTGGCTCACTGGTCCGCTCGCACGCTGTCGCTTGTGGCGCGCGCCGTCGCATCGGCGTCCTTACGGAGCTGTGACGGGTACGGGTTGCCGCCCTTGTCGGGGTCGAGGTAGTCGGCTACCGCGCGCCACTGGTGGGCGTCCGGTGCGTCCGGAGCGGCGACCTCCAGGCGCACGTCCTTCACAGCCTCGGCGACGGCCCGGGCGCCGATGGTCTGCTGGTACCGCAGGTACACGTCCTCGGCGATGATGCGGCGCAGGTGCTGGTCGACCTCGGCCGGGGTCGCGTCGAACCGGGACGGCAGGGCGACGGCCGGGGCCGGCTCGCGGGTCTGCGCGGCCCGCGCCACCCAGGAGGCGACGACAGCGAACGTCGACCAGTCCCACATAGCCAGCCAGTCCACGATCGTGGTGTCGTACGCGCCCAACTCGACACCGGCCGCGTTGAGGACGTCCCGCAGGATGGCGATCTGCTCCTCGCGTGGGTGGAAGTCGACGGGGCCGGTCTGCACGGGGCCGGCGGGGATGCCGGCGGTGTCGATGCTCATGCTCCTTGTTCCTTCTGCGCGCGGTATGCGTCGCGCGCGTCGCAGGGCTGGGTGAGACGGGCCAGCAGCAAAGGCAGGGCCTCCAGGTCGCCGATCTGCCGGGCGTACGCGATGGCCTCGTTGATCTGCTGCTGGTCTTCGTCGGTGACCCAGTGGGCGATGACGTGGTGACAGGTGGTGTCGCTCATGGCGGGCTCCCGGGGCCTGGCGGCGGGAAGCGAGCCGATGCGCAGGCGCAGGTCGCGTCTCCTGCCGCTGGGCGGTCTGTGGGTCAGGTGACGGGGCGAAGCAGGTACGGCTCCGCCAGCCAGGTGCCGTAGACCTGGTTGTTCTTCGCCGGAGCGGTGCGGAGTCGGAACACGTTGCCCGTGCACACAGCGGCGGGGGCCCAATAGAAGGCGTGATTGCCAGGGTGGTAGGCGACGAACGCCTCGATTTGGCCGTCGTACCGGGTCTTACGGCCGGAGATCGGGTGGACGCTCACCGTGTTGAACTCGATGGTTCCGGCGTTGCGGCCGTCTCGCGCCGTCTTCACCTGGACGCGGTGCAACTGGCGGCCGTCGTCCACGATCATGTCGTAGCGACGGTTGTCGCCGAACGGCATCGAGACCGAGTAGCCGTACTCGATCAGCTTGGCGAGGACTATGGCCTCGGTCAGCTCGCCTCGCGCCTTGGGACTGAGTTTCTTCTCCACGTAGTGCTGACAGGACTCGAACCTGCGACACGACCCTTATAAGTGAGCCTGCTCTGCCAACTGAGCTACAGCACCTTGTGTGTTGAGTTGTGCGGGC